GGTTAAAGAAGATAGCGAAGCCGTTCCTCGGCAAGAGCTAGAAGCAGACGAAGATAAAGAACGTGATGTTATTCGCCAACGACGAAGGCGCGAAAAAACAGAACGCAAGGAACGCCGTGACGCTGCTATTAAACGTGACAAAACTGAACTGGACTTTTTAAGAGGTAGAAATGAAAATCTCGAAAGAAGGCTAACAGCTCAAGAAAAAAAATCGCAGCAAGGGGAATTAAACGCAATTGACTATGCTATTCAACAAGCAGGTCAAGAAGCGGAAATGGCTGACCAAGTCATAGCTAAAGCAGTGGAAAACGGTAATGGCGAAGATGTAACACAAGCCATGCGTTACCGAGATGAAGCGATTGCCAAGGTTAATCAGTTACAATACAACAAGCAACGCGCCACAGCCCAGTCACGACAGGCTGCAGCCCCTCAAGTTGATGATCGCACTATGTATCACGCGCAGCAGTTTATAGAAGAAAACCCTTGGTATGATGCCCAAGGAAGGGACGAAGATTCAGCAATAGTAATGGCTATTGATAAGTCTCTAGCTAAAGATGGGTATAACCCTCAGACTGAGGAATACTGGGATGAATTAAAAGTAAGGGCATCTCGTAGACTCCCTGAAAGGTTTGATGAGGATAATTCTTCTCAGAAAAAAACTTCACGCAAGCCACGAGGCGGCCCTGCGATGGGGTCAGGACGGGAACATGCACCTACTTCTACGCGTAAAGAAATTTACATTAGCCCTGAAAGAAAACAAGCTTTAGTAGAGGCAGGGGTATGGGATGATCCTGTACTGCGGAATCGCTATGTAAAAAGTTACGCTCAATATGATAAAGAAAATGTATAATGGCAAAAGATACTAGCAAAAATAAAAGTTTAGCAAAGGCAAAGAAAAGGGCGCGTACTGCTGCAGGAAAATTTAAGGCAGATAACCCTAAAACACCTAATGTAAATGAAGCTTATGAAAGTCCTTCTTTCTTAGAAAAAAACTGGAAAGGACTACTAGGCGCAGTGCTTATTGTTGTAATTGGCTTTCTCATTGGGAGCTATAATCAGTAAAAACAACTTTACATTTTAAATAAACAAAGTTTATATTTAATCCAATCGCTGAAAGGAGCGATAACATGACAGACGAACGCTTAAAAAAATCTTCTAGTAAAGACCGCACAAGCCGCGCAATGACAGATCGTGCGATAAGCGAAAATAGAGAAATAACAGAAGATGAGCGAGTAGAAATGTTCCGTCAAAATTTATTTCAGTCCTCATTGCCTGATTTACCTGACATCGATGGCTGGCACATGTGCTGGCTAACTACAACTAACCCTCGTGATTCAATCCAGCAACGTATTAGATTGGGTTATGAGCCTGTGAAGCCAGAAGATGTTCCTGGCTGGGATTATGCAACAATCAAAACAGGCGACTGGGAAGGTTTTATTGGGGTTAACGAGATGTTAGCTTTTAAACTTCCTGTTTCTTTATTTGAGAAATATATGATGGAAGCCCACCATGACGCTCCCTTACGTGAAGAAGGTAAGCTGACGGATACGGCAGAATTTTTGGAAGAACAAGCACGAGCATCTAAAAGTAGAATTACCCAAGGTGACGGTAATCTGGAATTAGGACAAGATCGGGAAGCTTCTTTTGAACATTAAAAAGATAGAGGCTTCCTTGGCAAACAATCTATTAACCAGAGGAGCAGCTTATGTCATCGACAAGCGCACCATTTGGTTTTCGTCCGAGTTACCACAATAGTGGTCGTATAACGGCGAAAGCCTATGTTATTACTTCGGGATATGCTCAAAACATATTCTCAGGTGATCCAGTCAAATTGACTGATGATGGTGTTATTCAGCTAGGAACATCAGACGGAACCCGTTCAGGTACCGTTGATGGAATTACTCTACTTGGCACTTTTGCAGGTGTTCAGTATGATGATTCTACTGGAAAACCATCTTTATCACCTTTTTGGCCAGCATCAACTTCTGGCACAAATATAATTGCTTGGGTTTATGATGATCCTGAGATTATATTTGATGTTCAGTATGATAATCCAGCTTCAGGAACTACGGTACAAACCGCAGTTGGTGAAGAATGTGATTGGTCAGTTGCATCCCCAGGCGGTTCTACCCAAGTAGGGCTTTCTACAACCAAGTTAACTGCAATTCAGGCTACTTCTGGACAATTCCAGATCACTGGCTTTTCGGGAAATGTAGATGACGCATTAACAGACGCTTATATAGTTGCTACTGTTCGTATTAACGAGCACGCCTATAAAGCTGCTGTTAATTCAGTATAAGGAGGTTTGAGCTATGGCTACTCCTATGCGAAGTACCGACTTTCGATCAGTTGTTGAGCCAATACTCAACGAAGTATTTGACGGAGTCTATGATTTACGTGCTGACGAATGGAAACAAGTTTTCCGTGAGCAGCAGGGTATTCCACGTAACTATCATGAAGAACCAGTTCTTTATGGTTTTGGCGCGGCACCTGAACTACCCGATGGTATGGCAGTAACATATCAATCAGGCGGTATTCTCTTTGTGCAGCGTTATCTTTACAATGTTTACGGTCTAGCATTTAGCTTGACTAAAGTATTGGTAGAAGATGGCGATCACATTAGAATTGGTCAGGTTTATGCCAAACATTTAGCACAATCTTTAATTGAAACTAAAGAAACACTTTGTGCTAATATACTTAATCGTGCGTTTAACGCAGCTTATACAGGCGGTGATGGTGTTTCTCTTGTAAACACAGCCCATCCTCTGGCAACTGGTACATTTAGCAACCAGTTAACAACAGCTGCTAACTTATCGCAGACACCTCTTGAGCAAATGCTTATTCAGATCCGTAATGCAGTTGACAATAACGGCAAACGAATTCGATTAACGCCTACTCAAATTGTTGCTGGCCCAGCCAATGTGTTCCAAGCAGAAGTATTACTAAAATCTGTTTTGAAAACAGGCACAGCCGACAATGACATTAACCCTGTGAAATCAATGGGGTTACTAGCAGACGGTCAAGCTAACCTTTCACGTATTACATCTAATACGGCTTGGTGGGTTCAAACTGATGCACCTGAAGGAATGAAATTACTAAATCGTCGTGGTTTAGAAAAATCAATGGAAGGTGACTTTGCAACCGACTCAATGCGTTACAAAGCAACAGAAAGATACACCGTAGGCTGGACAGATCCTCGTGCTATATGGGGAACTGCTGGCGTTTAATTATTAGTATTTAATCCCCTCAAGGAAACTTGGGGGGGTTACTTGGATTACATAGGTATATTAGACAGGCCAAGCTGACTGCATGTAGACTAATATACTCAACTCACATGCGAGGAATTTAAAATGGGAACGACGACATTTTCAGGGCCAGTTTTAGCTGGTACAATCTCTGCAACCACAGGAACTTCCCTTGGTTCAGACATAAAAAATACTGGCCAAGTTGTAATGGCACAGACATTTTCAACGGGAACTACTCTTGCGAGCGGAGCTTCCGCTGCAAATACCACGACTGTAGTTATTCCAGCTAACTCACAAATTATTGACATAGTGCTTGATAAGCCCACTGTAATGGCAGGTGCTACATGTGTTTTCAGTATTGGAGATACAGTTGGTGGCAACGCTACTTTTATTAACGCCTATTCAGTTACAATTGCTTCTGGAGTTGGACGAGCATATCCAACAACTGAAGCAGGTGGAGCACTTTCTTGGGCTGACACAGGAACGGCAGATGTGAAACTGACATGGACTAGCGCAGGTGCTACTTCTGCTGGTGAAATTAGAGCAACAGTCTTGTATCAGCAAAACAATAATCTGTCATAAGGAACTAAATTATGGCTAATGTACTAAGTACAGAAGTTATTTTAGATGGGGAGCGTTTGTATGTTGCAAAATTTACAAACATTGCTGATACCGATGAAGCGAAAGCCACTAAAATTGACGTATCAGCATTAAATCCCAATTCATTTAATTTAGCGTGTGATGGTTTAGCTATTGATAAAATATGGGTGCAGACCCAAGGGCTTGCAGTTTACCTATATTTTCAAGGTGATGCAACAGATCCAACAACTGACACACTAGCAATGACTATCCCTGCTGATCAACTCTATGACATTAGTTATGATGATATAGGCGGCATTAAAAGTTTTAATACTGATGCAGCTAAAACTAATGATCTTTTGTTAAGTACAGTAGGAGCCGCTGCTGGTGATAGCTATACACTAGTTATACAGTGTATTAAAACTTATGCACCTTCTCAAGCTGGAGATAGAGGATGACTATTAAATACGTAAAAGACTTTGAATTCCCTGCCAAAGCGGGTTACACCAAATCAGCTGCAAGAAAACCTGCGAAAATGGCCGCAGGTGGTCGTGTAACAGATGCAGAGCTACGAGTATCAGATGCAGAGCTACGAGCTGCACAAAAAGCAATGGGGGCAAGCGGTCGTGTAACAGATGCAGAGCTACGAGCCTTAAAAAGAGCAATGGGGGCAAGTAAACCTGAATCCATTACTATTCGAGAAGTTACGGAAACAATTGGTCGTCCTGATCGCCGTACTGATGGAGAAAGAAAGCGGCGGCTTACTGATCGAGAACAGAGGGAAAGAATGGGTTCTTCTATTACTCTTGAAGAAATAGAAGCAATGGCTATTGCAGACGCTTTGCGAGATCAAGAGGAGCAAAATTACCTACAAGAACTTATAGTTGAAGAGCTTATAGGTGATAGAGTAGAGGGAGCTGCCCGTTTAACTGATGCAGAGATACGAGCTCTTGAACGTCTAACTGATGCAGAGCTACGGGCTCTTGATGATAATGAAAGAGTTGACTTTAATGAAGGAGGTTCTTTGCCTAAGATTTGGGACTATGAAATGTACCAACCTGGCGGCTCTCAAGGCCCAGATTCAACAGACAAACGGAGGATGCTAGCAGCGGAAAGAGAGAGAATGGCTGCTGCACAAGCAAGTTCTCCTGCGTATAATCATGATCGTTGGGCAGAAACACGAGCGCGTAATTTTGATGATTTTCTTTCTCATCCCGCAAACAGACGAAAACCAGAAGGAATGATGGCTGGTGCACAGCGAGGATTAGGTGAAGATCGTGGGTATATGGATGCTCGAATGGCTGCTGCACAGCGAGGATCAGGCGCAGATCGCGGGCAACGTAGACTAGATCAATTAGCCCAAAGAGGAGCTGCGGGGATGCCGCAACGACAATATGATCAGTTAGGCACACTGCCTGAGCAACCTGATCCTGGAGGGTATGATGCTGGCGGGTATGATTCAAACTCTTATGACAATTATGAAGATGAAGGGTACGCCAAAGGCGGCCCTAACTGGATTAAAGGTGCAATTAAGAAACCAGGGGCTTTACGTAAAACCCTTAAAGTTAAAAAGGGTGAATCTATTCCTAAAGGCGAGCTAAAGAAAGCCGCTAAAGGGGAAAAGATCGATGGTAAAAAGCCAAGTAAAAAAACCCAGCAACGTGCAAGACTAGCTGAAACTTTAGGCAAAATGAACACTAAGAAAGCCGCCAAAGGAGGTAGCATGAGAAAGCAAGGATATGACGATCAGTTAGACGAGTCATTAGGTTCGCGTAATGGCAGTAATTCTCAACCTATGAAATCCCGAAGAAATGAAAGTAAAGGGATGGAAAAATCTATGGGAAAAAGAGCTTATTCTGCTGTTGATACAATGGATATGGCTAAAGGTGGTTCTACTAATAAGCTTGCTGCTGTTAATAGATCAACGGCTCTTAAAGGCTTTAAACAAATGGGCGTTATGAAGCGCGGATAAGTAATTCATATGTAAAAAGGGGTATGCTGTATCAGCAACCATTCATTTAGTATGACGGTAGAGATATGGCCTATTCTGATAATGTAAGTGTAACTACGTTTAATGCTTTAAAAGTAATTGATCACGCCTACAGACGGTGTCGATTGCCCGCGCAATCCATCACATCTGAAATGCAGTCTTATGGCATGGATTCTTTGGCGTTCATGCTCGATGAACTAGCTAATATAAAAACTCCTAGCTGGTGTATTCAAGAACAAATTTTACCCCTTTATGAAAACAATCAGATTGTAACTTTGCCTAAAGGTACAGTTGATGTGCTCAATCTTAATCTTAATATCTTGCAAGAGTTAAGTGGGACAGTTACTGCAGTAGCTACCTCTTACTTGGTTAATTTTACTACGGATACTATTGTTAATTTTATTGGGATTAAATGGTCGGCTACTGCTATTCCCGTAACATTTCAGACTAGTCCTAATAATGTCACATGGACAACGGTAGGAACTTCGGCAAGCACAGATTTATCTACAGCTGCTATAGCAGCCTCTGGATCTATCACATGGAGTCAAATAACAGGTGCGTTAGCAGCTCAGTATTTTAGAATTATACCTACTGATGGTGTATCAACTATTTCTTACACCTCGGTAACTTTAGGAAATATGCCACAAGCAATTCCTTTAGGAATACTAAGCAGAGACAATTATGTTAATCAAAGTAATCTAGTGTTTTCTGGCAGACCAAGCAGTTTTTATTATCAACGTAATTTACCACAACCAGTTGTTAATTTATGGCCCGCGCCTAATGCTGCTTCAGAAGCATATCAACTTGTTTTATGGCGACATAGACAGATAATGGATACGGATACTTTACAACAAGAAATTGAAATTCCTAATAGATGGTTAGAAGCAATTATCAATGGATTGGCTTCACGAGTAGCTTCTGAAACTCCTGTAGTAGACGCTTCTTTAATTCCTATGCTTGAACAACGCGCTGCAATTTCTGTGCAACGTGCATGGGATGGGGATAATGATGGTTCGCCTATTCAAATAAATCCAGGTATTGGAGTATATACTTCATCATGAGTATTTATTTAGATCCCCAAGGACAACCCACTTTTGGAATAGCTATATGTGCTAGATGTTCTAGAAAGTTTCTTTTAGCTGAATTATCTCCTGACCCTAACTTTCCTGGTCTTATGGTTTGTGAGGCTGATAAAGATGAATATGATCCTTATCTCTTACCGCCTCGTAGACCTGATCAAATTGTATTACCGTTTAATCGTCCCGACATTGACATAGCAACAAGAATGTCAGGAGTAATACAAGAGGCTGGAGAAGAGTTTATTATCACCGAAGATGGTGAAGAATATCTGGAGATGGAATAATGGTTAATGTACCAACCAATCTGATACCTAGTAAGGTAACGTCCCTCCCAACTGCCCCAGTCGCTAGTGAAGATGGTTTGCTTTTGTTTACTTATGAAGGAGTAAGCTATCAGATTAGGGCTGGGGATCTTTTATCTGTTTCAGGTGTTCCAACTACACGACAGGTAATTGCTGGAACTGGAATGACAGGTGGAGGTGCATTAAGCACGAACGTCACTCTTAGTATTGCCAATGGTGGGGTAGGTAGCGCACAACTTGCAGCCAGTGGAGTATCATCTGGAACATTTGGTGACACAGCTAATATCCCTGTTGTTACCGTTGATTCTACAGGACGTATAACCGCTATCAGCACTGTAGCAGCTACTATTACTGGGTATGTGCCAATTACTACTCAAGTAATAGCAGGTGCGGGATTAGAAGGAGGGGGTGCTTTAAGTGGAAACATTACCCTTACTGTAGATTTTGAAGATAATGTCCCTCTTGTAACTACAACAGGTGGTGCAGCTGGTAGTTTAACTGAGCTTTCTAGAGGAGATCATCAACATCCTCCAGTTGATTTGTCAGTGGCAGATCAAATAAATGGAATTCTACCTATCGATCAAGGGGGAACAAGTAAAAGTAACACCTCAACTCCTGGTGGTATAGCTTATGGGGGAGGTGGTGATATAAGCCTAAGCCCTGCTGGTGCGTCAGGGCAAGTTTTAGTTTCTGGTGGAACAGGTGTACCTACATGGGGTTCAGCCATTATAGTTTCTGATCAAGCAGCTAATGTAGTCTATGCAGGGCCAGCATCTGGTGTAGCAGCCCCAAGTGCATTTAGAGCTCTGGTAAACGATGATTTTCCAACATCAGGAGTAACGGCTGGAACTTATGGATCATCAAGTTTAATTCCAGTTGTAACTGTTGATAATAAAGGGGTTATAACTACAGTAACAACAGCTTCTTCTACTACAGGTCTGAGCTATCAAGGAACATGGAACGCTTCAACAAATACCCCAACCCTAGCTTCAGGTACAGGCTCAGCTAATTATTACTACATTGTAAATGTTGCAGGTACGACTACTCTTGATGGAATTAGTGACTGGGAAATTGGCGACTGGGCTATTTTTAATGGAACTGTTTGGCAAAAAATAGACCAAAGTAATACAGTTACCTCTGTTAATAGTATGGTAGGTGCTGTCACATTAACTTATTCAGATGTAAATGCTCCTAAAACAGACGGTACAGATGCTACGGGTACATGGGGTATAGATATAACAGGAACAGCCGCTGGCTTATCAGGTGGGGCTGTTGCAAGCTTCAATGCAGGTACAACAGGCTTATCTCCCAGTACAGCCACCACAGGCGCAGTGACGCTCTCAGGCACTCTTAATGCTGTAAATGGGGGAACAGGCTTTGCTACATACTCCACAGGAGATATTCTCTATGCGAGTGCAGCAAATACTATAAGCAAACTAGCAGCAGGATCTGATGGTGATACATTAACATTGGCTAGTGGTGCTCCTGGTTGGTCAACACCTGCAGCTGGCGTAACTCTTGATGATGTTGTTGCTCTGGCAGTGGCATTAGGTTAAGGAAATAAAATGGCAAATACTTTTACAAGAAAAGTTTCAGCAAACGTAGGAACCGCATTAACTGCAATAGGGTCTTATACGGTGGCTGCTTCAACCCAGACCACTGTAATAGGGTTAACTGTTGCTAATACAAGCGCATCTACAGTTAATATAGACGTAACATTATACGATGGGAGTACCGACTACTATATAGTTAAAGATGCACCTATACCTACTGGCGGTGCGTTAGTACCAATTGGAGGCAATCAAAAGATTGTCATGGTAACTGGAGACTCTATAAGGGTTAACTCAGACGCTGCTAGTTCTATTGATGCCGTTCTATCTATTTTGGAGATAACATAATGTCGAATCCTTATATTGGTAATGCACCCACCGATATTCCATTAACAACTGATCAATTAGCAGATGGGATTGTCACCACTGCAAAGCTAGCTTCACCTATTGCCCCTACAATTGTAGGAGGAACAATAGATAATGCCCCTATTGGAGCTACAACAGCTAATACAGGAAAGTTTACCACTCTAACAGCCACTAGTGGTATTTCAGGAGGAACCTTTACGTAATGGTTTTTAATTTAATAGAAGGAGTCAGACATGGCTGAAACAGGCTACACGCCAATACAACTTTATCGGTCTACGACAGCCAGTGCCGTACCTACTGCTGGAAATTTGGCTGATGGAGAATTAGCAATTAATACCCTTGATGGGAAATTATATTATAAAAACAGCGCAGGAACAGTTACTGTTATGGCTGAAGGATCTGTTACAGCTGGCATTTCTGCGGGTAAATCTATTGCTTTAGCAATGATTTTTGGATTTTAGGAGAAAAACATGGCAAAACCGAATATTGTATCTGTAACAAGTATTTACGGAAAGACAACGTATTTAACACCAGCTGGAACATCTGCAGTTGTTTTGTTACAAAACGCCAGTTCTAGCGGCACAGTAATGAAAATAAACCAAATTGTAGCTGCCAATGTAGATGGAGCTGTTGCAATTAATACTTCAGTTGATTTGTATTCTAACGGCGGTGTTGCACAAGGCGCAGCCCCATCAGGAGGTACAGCTTATCCAATTGCAAGTACGATTTCTGTACCAGCAGACGCTAGTCTAGTGGTTGTAGATAAAACGACTGCAATTTATTTAGAAGAAAATTCTTCAATTAGTGTAACTAGTGGTACGGCATCAAAAATCACGTATTCTATTAGTTATGAATTAATAGCTTCTTAGTAATCTGAGGTAAGAGTATGGCGTTAAAATGGCCAGGAGGCTTAATAACCAAAACTAAAGTCACGCCCGCTGGCCCGTATGAAGGGGGTGCTGCATCGGGTGTTTGGACTCTTGCTGAAGCCTTGCAGTGGTCAGGCAAAGAGCTATGGCCTCTTGCTGGAAATGCGTTTACACCACTTATTTTTATAGGCGGGTATTCAACAACTAATACTACGAAAATACAGCAAGTAAATCCTTCCACAACAGGAGATGCTGTAAATTGGGCTGATCTAAGCGCGGCAGTTAATAACTCTTCGGGGTGCGGTAGTGCTACAAGAGCAGTTTGGTCGCCTATGTTTGGAGACACAAATAGAATAGAGTATATTGACTATGCTAGTGGGGGTACATCTTCTACGTTTGGTGACGTGTTTCAATCAGATAGCATAGGTGTTGGGGCTTTATCCAGCTCAACTAGAGGCTGTTTTGCTGGAGGCGATGCTACCGCTGCACGAGATGTGATTTCCTACATCACACTAAATTCTACTGGAAATGCTTCCGATTTCGGAGATTTGACAATAGCGCGGTATTACATAGTTGGCATGGCTTCTGCCACTCGCGGTCTTTGGTGTGGGGGAGAGGCAAGCAATCAAGCAACAACTCGTGTTGATTATATAACCATTGCCAGTACGGGCAACGCTATTGATTTCGGGGGGGTTAATACTAGTGGGGTTCCAGGGGGAGCGTATATCGGTGCAGGAGGAGCTAATACCGTAACTGGAATTTATGGAGGCGGTAGTAATAACGGTACTTCCAGTGCAATGAATATAATTGAAGAACGAAGCATTGCTTCACTAGGTAATTTTTCCGATTTTGGTGACCTTTCAACCACTAGGATAAATTTTGCTGCCAGTAGTAGCTCAACACGAGTTCTATTTGGAGGAGGAAGAAATGCGAGCACTGTTTCAACAGATGAAATTCAATATGTCACTATCGCCTCGGCAGGTAACGCAGTCGATTTTGGAAATTTAACAGCCGCTATGTATACTTTAGCCGCCGCATCAGCCGTACAGGGGAACTTATAAAATGTCAGAACAATTTCCTGGGGGTTTAATTACAAAAACACCTGTTACCCCATCAGGGCCATACGAGAATAGTACAGCCTCTGGGGTCTGGACGCTAGAAGAAGCTTATCAGTGGCAAGGTGATGGGGTATGGCCTACGGCTGGTAATGTAGCTTCTTACTACACACTTTTTGGTATTATGTCAGATCAGGGTTTTATAGGGGGATCTGTTATTACGGATAGCTCTAGCAACACTTATTTGGGAACAACTTTAAGTGCTGGTTCAATGGGGCCAACTTACCCTGACGATGATATTGTATGGGTTTCAAAATGGGCTGCGGGTGGTGCATCTCCTACATGGCAGCGTTCCGCTCAAGACACCAGCTTAAATGCTACTACAGTTAAATTTGTTCTGGTTGATAGCACTGGTGATGTACTTGCCCTGCTAGGGGGATACGATAGCAGTAATGACTTTGCTACTGTTCTTAAATGGGATACGGACGGAGTGTTCCAGTGGGGACGGTACTTTGGCACAACAGGCGCAAATGCAACTGGGTCAGGTTTTGCTTTAGATAGTAGTGATAATATTTATGTACTTACAAAAGGTACTACGGGTACTGGACAGATAGCAAAATGGAACAGTGCTGGAGTTATTCAATCCCAATATAACTGGACAGGATATGGAGCTTCTTTAACTGCGGCGAATGGTCAGTTAGCTATTGATAGTAGTGGCTATCTGGTAGTTGGTGTTAAAGCACAAGACTCTGGCGGCGGTGCTACAGATGTTGGTAATTTAGGGCGCATTACATCGGCTGGTGTTCTTGATTGGTCGGTTGAAATAACACAGCTTCAGAATGGGGTAAAGGCTGTAGCTACTGATAGTTCTGATAACATCTACGCGTCTGGTGACAGTACAAGCACTTTTGTACCATATATTTCTAAATTTAACAGCTCTGGGACAAGGCAATGGGCTAGAAAAATAGAGGGAAGTGCGTCAGGAACCGTGTGGACATACGGCTACCCCGAGGCAATGGTTGTGGATAGCTCTGACGCTTACCTCTATGTACTAGGGAAGGCTGATGTAAATAACACGGGTAGCGGCGGTGTTAGTAACCAAGCACTCGTAGTCTTTAAATATAGTTCTGCGGGTGTATTACAATGGTCGCGGTATATTCAATCAAATCAACGTGGTCTTAGTAGTGACAGATATGCAATTTCTCTTGAGGGTGATAATTACGTTGTTTCTTCAACGGCCGTAGCGCAAAACCATGGTGATAAAGGGAGTTCCTTTTTTATTAACTTACCCACTGATGGTTCAAAAACAGGGACTTACACTAATACGGGCTATACCCCAAACTTTCTTATATACTACTATGGTCTTGATGTGGCCGAATCTGCAGATACAACTTCTGCAGTAAGTACATACAGTTGGACGATTGCTGCGACTAGCATTACGGAAGGGGCTACTGGAATGACTTCAGCTACAGGAACTCTTACGTGGGATAATGAAACTCTATAAAGGCTAGAAACATGACTGCTTATATTAAATTAGCTACTAGAGAATTTCCTCTACATCAAGGGGATATAAGATTAGAACACCCTGAAATCGGAGAAGAATTTATTTGTCCAGATACGTATGCCGAAGTGGAATGGACGGAACCACCAGAATATGACCCTATCACCATGAGAAGGGGCTATGATGCTCCAATTAAAGTGGATAATAAGTGGTTTGCCTCATGGTTAGTTCGGGAAGCAACCCCCGAAGAAATAGAGCAGGGAGTAAAAGCTAGGGAAGAAAATGACCTATGAAGGATTTAATTCTAAGTGATTTAGGCAATTCGTTAACGAGCCAACCTGCGGAATACAAGTCAATGCTTAAAAACATTGATGCTAAGATGCCCGCAGTAGAGCAGGGTATTACTAACTTTAACAAGTCTCATTCGCAGTTTATGGGGGTAATGTTGGACGTAACCCCTCTTACGCCTATTAGAAGTATAAAACATACTCTAGCTGAGATTAATAATACTAAAGACGCATTACAGGCAACTTTTATAAGTCTAAAGAAGTCTGACATAGAATACCGTAAAAAAGAACACGAATTGACTACCGTTAAAGACCCTTTTGATAAAGAGCTATTAGAAGTAGAAATGCTGGAGTTAAGGTCAGACAGAGAAAAAACACAAGGCGTTGTTAATGCTGCGTTACGGAAGCTTAACTTTTTTATGAACCAGCATGATTTACTTATGAAAAAGATAGGCAAGACAGAATTAACAGAGGAAGATTACGAGCGCGAAGAATGTAGATACCACATTATGACAGCTATGAAGCAAGGTTTAAACGCTGCTAGATCACGGCAAGGTGTTATAGATGAAGGCAACATGATCTACATTTTTGACTTAGGGATTAATGCGGCAGATGCTCAAGCTGAAGTCTTATCGTATTTAAATCTGGAAAATAAAATCGTTAGTGAAGGTAACATGCCGACACATGCAATGAGCTTACAATGGCTAGAGCATTGTGCGGATAAATGGGCGCATTGTCCGACAGATTTTGCTTCGCATCGAGGGTTTGAAACAATGGATTCTACATCTTTAGCAAACCCCACTTTGT